GCTATTTCGGTATCGTAGAAAGAATAGGTAAATTAGAAACATCAAACCAATTAATGTCTAAAGATTTAGATTCTGCTGTAGAATTTTCTATTAAGTGGCCTCGTGGAGAGTTAGGTTCTTTACCTGCGGACTCAGAACAATTTTTATTAATTGAGGATTCCATAAAAGATATTGAATCAATTCAAGAACAAATGGAATCTATGATGCACAACAAAGTGAATATCGAAAGACTACAAAAAGATGTAGAAAAGTTAATGTCAGATATAGAAAAATTAAAAGATAAACAAAGGGAGTTTGCAAATGGAAACAGTCATTAGTGGAGTAATAGTTTTATGTATGTTTTATCAAGGTGGAATAATAGAGCATACTTACATACAAGATCAAAAAATGAGTTCTTGTTTAAAAGCAAAAAGACAAGTTGAAAGGTCAGTTAATCCTGAAAATGTTAGAATGCAATGTGGAAAAGTAGAAGCCATTATTGAAGAAGATAATGGAAGAATGAGAGTAATTAAAATAATTAAAGATAAATATGATTCATCAGGATATACAAATTAATATGATTGACGAAGATAGGACATACGAAAACGAAGTGAGATTTAACAATGATAGATTGGTTGGTAGAAAAGATAGGAAAAATATCAAGGTCAATATTCCATTGGACTTGGAGAGTACAAACCCACAGGAAGTATTACAAGAACAGGAAGAATGATAAATGAATTTTATATTAACTATGTTTATATGTGCAAGTACAGCACAAGGAACACAATGCTTACCACCTGTCAAATTTGATATTTTATACAAAGATGGATATGATTGTATGGTAGATGGTTATATAAAATCACACGACAAATTAGTTGAAATAGGTAGGGATGAAATTAACAAAAATAAGATATTCATAAAGTTTGGTTGTTATGAAGATTTCTCTAACAAAAAGTCAACATAAAGTAAGTCAATCTAAAAAAAGATTCAGAGTTCTTATATCAGGTAGAAGATTTGGTAAGACCTATCTTTGTATTACTGAAATGATGAAGTATGCAACGAAACCTATGCAGAATATCTGGTATGTTGCACCGACCTTTAAAATGGCTAAAGAAATATGCTGGTCTAATCTTAAAATAATTTTAAACGAGTTTAATTGGATAGAAGATATTAACGAAACAAACTTAACCATAAGAATAAAGAAATCCAATAGTGTTATAAGCTTAAAATCAGCAGATCAACCTGATGCTTTAAGAGGTACAGGAATTAACTTTTTAATATTAGATGAGTTTGCTGATATTGATAAACGAACATGGTTTGAAGTATTAAGGGCATCTGTAGCTGACACTTTAGGAGATGTTTTATTTACAGGAACACCAAGAGGTTATGGTAATTGGTCTTATGAAATGTATCTTAAAGGAAAGCAAGATGAAGAATGGGAGAGTTTTCAATTTACTACACTACAAGGTGGAATGGTTGATAAGCAAGAACTTGAACAAGCTAGATTAGACCTTGATGTTAGAACATTTAGACAAGAGTTTGAGGGTACATTTGAGAACTATGCTGGTGCTGTTTATTATAACTTCCATCCTGTTGAAAGTGTTAATGATAAACAAATAGATTGGAAGAAACCTTTACATATTGGAATGGACTTCAATGTTGACCCAATGTCTGCTTGTGTAGCACAAATAGAAAAAGAAAAGATTTATTTTGTTGATGAGATAGTGATTTATTCAAGTAATACTGATGAAATGTGCCAAGAAATACATGATAGATATGGAACTAAAATACCTATCTTCATTTATCCTGACCCAGCTTCAAGACAAAGAAAAACATCTGCTGGTGGGAGAACAGATTTAAGTATTTTACAAAATGCTGGATTCAAAGTTAAAGCAAAATTTAAACACACAGCAATTCGTGATAGAGTCAATGCAGTTAATTCAAGACTCAAAGATTCTCAGGGAAAGAGATATATTTTTGTTTCACAATCTTGCAAAACATTGATAAAAGGATTACAAAGACAAATATACAAGGAGAATACAAATATTCCTGATAAGGAAGATGGTTACGACCACATGAATGATGCTTTGGGTTATTTAATAGATTATGTAAAACCTTTGACTATTCAAGCACCATTTAGGCAACCTGAAAGATGGAATATTAAACAAAGGCAATATGGCATACAGCAAAGATCAAACAATAGATACTCATAAAGATTTCAAAGAAGCAATAAGTAATTGGGAATATTATATTAGATCGTATAATGGTGGCTATGACTATATGGTCGGTCAATATTTAAACAGATATAATTTAGAACTTGACAACGAGTTTAATCAAAGACTTGCAAACACTCCTTGCGACAATCATTGTAAAAATATTATTCAAATTTATTCTTCATTTCTTTTTAGAGTAAAAGCTTCAAGAGATTTTGGAGATATGGCAGATGAATCTAGTTTAGAAACTTTTATGAAAGATACTGACCTAGATGGAAATAATTTTACAACAGTTATGAAACAGGCTCAAAATTATGCTTCAATTTATGGACATTGTTTTTTAATTTTAGACAAACCAAAAGTTATTACAAAAACAAAAGCCGATGAACTGCAACAAGACATTAGACCTTATCTTTCTATTGTAACTCCTGAAAATGTTTTAGATTGGAATTACAAAAGAGAGGTAAATGGAAAATACTCTTTGGATTATTTAAAAGTGCGAGAAGAAGTTGATAGAAGTGGTGGAACTTATTATAGAATGTGGTTTCCTGATAGAATAGATACTGTTTATTTAAAAGCAGATGGTTCAGAACCAACTTTAATAGATACTGCCGATAATCAGATTGGTAAGATACCAGCAGTTATCTTATACAATGCCAAATCGCACAAAAGAGGTATTGGCCAATCTGACCTAACTGATATTGCTGATTTGCAGAAAGCAATCTACAATGAGTTCTCTGAAATAGAGCAACTTATTAGATTAACAAATCATCCATCATTAGTTAAGACTCCATCGGTAAATGCTAGTGCTGGTGCTGGTGCAATAATAGAAATGCCTGAAGAAATAGAACCAAATCTAAAACCATATCTATTACAGCCATCAGGTTCTAACCTACAATCTATTATGGATTCAATAACTAAAAAGGTTGAAGCTATAAATAGAATTGCACATACAGGAGCAGTAAGAACAACTAAAACAGCAGTATCAAGTGGAATAGCTTTACAAACAGAATTTGAATTACTTAATGCAAGACTATCTGAAAAAGCAGATAACTTACAATTAGCAGAAGAACAATTATTTAAACTTTATGCTCTATTCCAAAACACAGAATTTAATGGAGAAATAAATTACCCTGATTCATTTAACATAAGAGATTATGCTTCAGATTTAGTTTATTACCAACAAGCAAAATCTATGAACATTGGCTCTCCTACATTTAGTAAAGAAGTTGATAAAGAAATTGCAAGAGCAGTAATTGATGATGACGAAAAACTAAATGAAATATTTGAAGAAATAGATACAAAGTCTGAAGTTGGAGAATTTACCCAAGACGAAGTACAACAAGAAACAGTAGCCGAAGAACAGATATAATGAATGTCGGATATAGTACAAGAATTAACGAAATACAGAATAACAGGTATTGAAAAAGCCGAAGTTGAATATTACGAATCATTAACAAGAGCCTTAGATAAAATAGAAGAACAAATAGTATCATTAGCAGATACTACTTTACCAAGAGATGCTGGTAAGCTTATTGAACTACAAAGTGCAGTAGCAATAAGACCAAAGATAAAAGCAATACTTGATAAAGAATATTTACCCTTTGCAGATAGAGTAGTTAGAAAAGGTTTTGGAGAACAAGCTAAAAGAATTGAAAGACAATTTAAAACAATAGGTATTATACCACCTGAATTTCAAGAACTCACTAAGGGAGATTTAGCATTAGTTAAAAATTTAAAGCAACAATATTACACACAGTTTAAAGATGTATCAAACAATTTCACAAGAATATTATCAGATAAAGTTTATCAAAACACATTAGTTGGAACTGAATTTACAGTATTAGAAAAAGAATTAAGAGAATCTATTAATGGAATCTATGCAAACTCTAAAGACCCAGCAGTAAATAGATTAGTAAATTATGTAAAAAGAAATAGAGATAATCCAGCATTAAAAGACAGAGTTGATATAGCAATCAAACAATTACAAAGTAAATATGCAAGAACTAGAATAGGCGAGAACATGAAACGATATGCTGGTCAAATACTTAATGATTCATTAAGAGATTTTGATGCAACACTAAATTTTAATAAAGCTAAAGATGCTGGACTAGAATATGTAAAATACTATGGAGATGTAATACCCACAACCAGATCGCATTGTAGAAACATGATTAATGGAGTCTATGATAGAAGTGGTAAAGGTATTTATACTATTGCTGATATAACTAGAATATGGAATAGCAACTCTTGGAGTGGTAAGAAATCAGGAACTCCAATGGTTAATAGAGGTGGTTATAATTGCAGACATCAGTTTAGTTATGTTAATCC